CCATTGGCGACTAACAGCTACTGATGACACTAATAAAGACTCAGACGGTAACAACTGGACTGCGGATGTTTACGGTAGTCAAGCAGTAGACACTTCAGACTTATCAAGCTTCACAGCCTTTGCCGACTTAACAGCAAGTAATGTGCAAGGTTGGGTTGAAACAGCTTTAGGAGCTGATGAAGTTACTGCAATGAAAGCTAGTCTTGATGCCAACATAGCTGCAAAAATTACACCCACATCTGTTACTAAAACTATAGGTAGCTAATGCCTGATACGATTACCATAAACGATCAAGACTACGAAGTAGCCGATCTCAACGATCAACAAAAATACTTGTTGAGTCAGATACAAGAACTACGAGTCAAGAAACAAGACCTCATGCGACAAACAGATGTAGTGTCCGCAGCACTATCTGTCTTTGAACAACAACTTACTGCGTCTGTAGAAATAAAAGAAACCGAAACCAAAACTATCAACGACATAGCGGAGAGCTAATATGTTTGGTATAACCGCCTTTGCTGAAGCTCCGTTTACTTCACTAGGTGGAGTAAGTGTTTTAATAGAAGCAACAGGTGTAGCAGGTACTTCTGCTTTAGGCGATGAAACCGTAACTGCAGCATCAGTTTTCGCAGTATCAGGTTCTGCTGGCACAAGTGCTTTAGGATCAGAATCAGTAGCTGCTGGTAGTGTTATTGCAGGCTCTGGTTTAGAAGCTACATCTGCTTTAGGTTCAGAAACTGTTACAGCTTCTGCAGTAGCAACACCTGAAAGTGATGGTGTAAGTGTAGGACTACAAGCTTCTATGAGCATAGGCTCTGTGAATATAGACGGTAGCATGTTGTTTGTACCTACAGGAGCTGTTGGTACTTCTGCATTAGGTAGTGAAACAGTAGTTGCTGCAGCTAATATAGCAGCTACAGGTAGTGCAGGAACTTCTGCTTTAGGATCAGAAACTATTGCAGCAGATGCTAATATAGCTTCAACAGGAGTTGACTCTACATCGGCTGTAGGTAATACAGTTGTTATTGGAGAAGCAGTACAGGGTGTATCTGCAGTTGCTTCTACTTTAGATGTTGGTGATGAAATTGTTGTTGCTACAGCAGTTGTTGTAGTTACAGGTAATGCAGGAACATCTGCTCTTGGAACGCAAACATTAGTAACAAATAACATAATAGCTGCTTCAGGTTTTGTAGGCACAGGTTCTGTAGGCGAAGAAACAATAATAGCAAAAGCTGTAATTGTACCTACAGGCATAGAAGGAACAGGAGCAATAACAGGAGTTAATATTTGGGGTCAAGTAGATGATAGCCAAACACCGAATTATCAAGAAATAAACGATGCACAAACACCAACATGGACATCAGTTGATGATGCTCAAACACCAAATTGGGAAGAAGTAGCATAAGGAGTATATATGAGTACATATGACAATGATTTACGATTAGAAGAAATAACCACAGGTGCACAATCAGGTACTTGGGGTGATACAACTAATGTCAATCTAGAGTTAATTGCAGAAGCATTTAGTTATGGTACAGAAGCTATAACTACTAATGCTGATACACATACCACTACAATAGCGGATGGGTCTACTGATCCTGGAAGATCATTGTATTTAAAATACACAGGTACATTAGATTCAGATTGCACTATTTCTCTTTTACCAAACACAGTTTCTAAAGTTTGGATAATAGAAAATGCTACAAGCGGTTCACAGAACATAATTATTTCTCAAGGTTCTGGTGCAAATATAACTATACCTAATGGCAAAACAAAAGTTATATATACAGACGGAGCAGGTTCTGGTGCTGCTGTATATGATGCTTTTGCTAATTTAGCTACAGGTAGCACTTTAACTATAGGAGCAGGTGTTGCAGAAGATACAAAGATAGTTTTTGATGGAAACGCTCAAGATTTTTATATTGGTTTAGATGATTCAGTAGATGATTTAATCATAGGTAAAGGAAGTGTAGTTGGTACAACACCAGCAATAACTATAGATGAAAATTTAAATGTTACTTTTTCAGGTAACAATTTAACTGTCCCAGATGACAGTATCGCTTTAGGCACTAAAACGACTGGTAATTACGTTGCGAGTTTAGTTGCAGGTACAGGCATATCAGTAGGTGCAGCAGCAGAGGGCGGTACTCCAACTATAACTAATACTTCTCCAGACCAAACAGTATCTTTAACAGCAGGGTCGCTAATAACTGTTTCTGGTACTTATCCAAACTTTACTATAGCGTCTACTGCTGGCTCAGGCACAGTTACTTCTGTTGCTACAAGCACAGGTTTGTCTGGTGGAACTATCACATCAAGCGGAACTATATCTTTGGCTACAGATCAAAGATTTAATGGTACTGATGTTTATGTTGGTGATGCTGATAATTTTATTCATTTTGACAGTAACAATCCTTCTTTTGGTGGAAACGAAACAATGCTTTTTGCAGTTGGCTCTTCATCTACAGAGATGGCTATTAATACTAATGGTAATTTATACATAGCGGGGACTTTAACTCAAAACTACAGTTTTTCAGATGAAAGATTAAAAACTGATATAAATGAAATAACATCTGCAGAAAGTTTAGAAAAAATTGTTGGCTTATCACCTGTTAATTTTAAATGGACAAATGCAACAGAAGAATGGGTTGATAAAAATCAAATAGGTTTGATTGCACAAAGCGTAGAATCAATAGTTCCAGAGGTTGTTAGAGAGGATTACAGATTAGGAAGCACAGAAAAATATAAAATAGTTCAATATGAAAACTTAATTCCTTTATTAATAGGTGCAATTAAAGAACTTAAAGCAAAAGTAGATGCACTAGAAAATGGGTAATATATGAAAGAATCTGAAGCAATGACAAAAATACATTCGCATGAAAGAGAATGTGCTATTCGTTATGAAAATATAGATAAACGTTTAGAAGACGGATCAAAAAGATTTGCCCGTATTGAATATTTAATATGGGGTTTGTATGGATTATTAATAACTACTTTAGGAGTTGACAAGTTTTTATGAGAAAAAATAAATCAAAAGTAAATCAAGCTGGTAACTATACTAAACCAGGTTTAAGAAAAAAATTATTTAATCAAATCAAAGCTAGTGGCAAAGGTGGTAAACCTGGTCAATGGAGTGCTAGAAAAGCACAGATGCTAGCAAAAAAATATAAGGCATCTGGTGGCGGCTACAAAAGCTAATATTTATTTCAAAGGCGTAGAAATACCTACTTCTTCGCATCCTGAAATAAAAAAGTTAAAAAAGAAATCTAATGTGCATTACATGCATGGTAATAAAGTTTGGAATAGCACTTTAATACTAATGGATTTATTTTCAGACATGTCATTTGAAGATCAAAAGATAGCAGATTTAGGTTGCGGTTGGGGTGCTTTATCTTGTTTTTTAACAAAGAAAGGTGCAGATATAACAGGAATTGATAGTGATTTGAATGTTAAACCATACTTTGATCTTATGTGTAAACTCATGGATGTAGATACAAAGTTTTGTGTGCAAAATATTTTCTCTGATGAATTTGATATATCACCTTACAAAACTTTTTTAGCTAGTGATGTTTGTTTTTGGGATGCTCAAACAGATTTGTGGATAAATTTTATCAATAAAATAATTAAACAAGATAAACAATTAATTATGTGCGATCCAGGTAGAGAATCTTTTTGGAATTTGTTAGACAACTGTAATGCTCCTTATCAAATAATAAATCAAAAAATAAACAAGCCTAGAAAAGTTGATGCTTATATAACTATATTTGGAGAATAAATGCCTTTAAAAAAAACACAAAGAAGTTTGAAAACCTGGACAGGTCAAGATTGGACAACTGCTAGTGGTAAAAAATCTTCAGAAACAGGCGAAGTTTATGCACCTAAAGCACAAATAAAAAAATTAAAATCTACTCCAAAAGGTAGAAGGAAGCTTGCAGCAGCTAATAGAAAAAAAAGAGAGGCTACAAGAAAAGGTAAACAACACGCAAGACATGGCTTGCACAAAGGTAAAAAAAGATAATGTATGAATATAGTTGCACAGTAGAAAGAATCGTTGATGGCGATACAATAGATGTTACTCTTGATCTAGGATTTTCAGTTTCGTACAGTTCTAGAGTACGTTTATACGGAATTGACACGCCAGAGAGTCGTACCAGAAATAAAGACGAAAAAGCCAGAGGTAAACTTGCTTCTGCTTTTTTATCAAAAGCCATTGAGATAGCAGATCAAGTTGTTATTAGAACAGAACTAAAAGATTCCAGAGGTAAGTTTGGTAGAGTTTTAGGTACCGTTGTATGTGACGGTGAAGACATTAATCAAGGTATGGTAGAAGGCGGATTCGCTGTTAAATATTACGGACAGAGCAAAAAAGATGTAGAGGCAGAGCATCTAATTAATAGACAAAAACTTATAGATCAAGGAATATTTGATCCTGATAGTATTTAGATATGGATGATATCGTAAGATTAATAACAGAGTTAGGATTTCCTGTCGCTGCTGCTCTTGGTCTTGGAATATTTGTTTGGAAACTTATCAACAGAATCATTGATGGCATGGAGTCTAAAATAGATGTGGTTGATGATAAGGTAAACGAACAATTGAAAGCAATGGAAGATAGATTGCAGTCAAAATTAGATGCCCAACATGGTATATTAGTAGCACTTATTGATAGAGTAAGAAGTGTAGATAATGAAATTATTAGACAAGATACATTACTAAAAACTATGCTAGGTGTACCTAATTTAGTTCAACGAGAAAAAATTGCTAAGGCAGAAAGAGATGACCAAAGAAAAGATTAAAAAGAACGAAGAGATAGATATTGTAAAACATTGGATTGCTTTAGGTAGTTTCTTAGGTTTTATGATATTGATTTTTTTCATTGGTTTAGTTCAGAATGTTTATGGAGATGAAATGATTTTTAAATTTAAATCGCCATCTTTCTCTGGTATCAATACATCACAACATTATCTGACTATAGAAAATCAAGAATTTAGCAGAAAGAAAACACTTATAGAGGAAATAAAAGCTGCAGCAGAACAAATAGAAAGAGACGAAGCTAATACTACTTTAGCTAGGTTTATAAGAAATTTAGAGTCAAGAGTTTATGCTCAATTATCTAGACAGCTTGTAGAAAATTTATTTGGAGAAGAAGCATCTAAAGAAGGTTCGATAGAATTAGAGGGCAATACCATAGAATATGAATCAGATGATAAAACGATTACACTTACTATTACAGATGAAGAAGGTAATGTTACTGTCATTACTTTTCCTATTAATAGTTTTACTTTCTAGTTGCGGAGCCTTACCAAAGAATAAATTAGAAAATTTTCGTATATCTAAGTATCCATATCTGCACGATGTAATAAATTACGAATTAGAGTATTTGTTTCCGCCTAAACAAAAACTTATTGTTGCTGTATACCCAACTGCTTTTTTAGATCAAACAGGGCAAAGAAGAAGTAACAGCACATACGCTTCATTCTCTACGGCAGTAACTCAGGCTCCCTCTAACCTTTTAATAAAGGCGTTGAAAGATGCAGGTAGAGGTAAATTTTTTACTGTTGTAGAAAGAGTTGGATTAGATAACCTTACAAAAGAAAGACAAATAATTAGAAGCTCTAGGCAAGATTTTAAAGACGAACAAAAATTAAAACCATTATTATTTGCAGGTATGCTATTTGAAGGAGCTATAGTAGGCTATGAGTCAAATGTCAGATCAGGCGGTAATGGAGCTAGATTATTAGGCATAGGGGTAAGTAGACAATACAGACAAGATACCGTTACTTTAAGTTTGCGATTAGTGTCTGTTTTAACAGGTCGAATATTAGTAGAGGTTACAACAACTAAAACTATCTTAAGTCATGGACAGACAGGAGATGTATTTAAATTTGTAAAAAATGATACTGAATTGATTGAGATAGAAAATGGAAACGTTGAAAATGAGTCAGTAACACTAGCTTTACAATCTGCTATAGAATTTGCTGTTTTGAAAATAATACAAAAAGGAATTAAATTAAATCTTTGGAGTTTAGATGAAACTAAAAAAAATAACATTGTTACACCTAATTGCACTAACGATGAGTGCTCAGATATTCGTGGTTGACAATGAAATATCTATAGACCAAGCGGGAGGAACTTTAAATTTAGATGTAGAGCAATTAGGTTCTGGCAACTTAATAGGTGGTCAATCTGCAGTAGCAGGTTCTATGACAGCTTTAGATTTGGATGGAGCAACTATGACTATTGATATAAATCAGATAGGAGATAGTAATTTATTCAAAGGAGATATTACATCAGATTCTTTTACAGGATTCTTTGAGTTTGATGGTGATAGTAATATTTTTGATATACAAGTTGATCCTACTAATACCTATGGAGCAGATACTTCTAATTTGAATATTGATGTTACAGGTAACTCAAACGATATGTCTTTAGATCAAGCAACTGTAGCTATGGCATCAACTTTAGATTTAGATTGGATTATCCAGGGTAACAGTAATACTATTGATGTAGATGTTGATATTGATCTAGCTACAAACTATATGGATGTAGATGGAGATTCAAATTCAATAAACTACAACGGTGACGGCTATCAAGGCGGATATTTTTATTTAGATCACGAAGGTAATTCAAGAACAATAAATGTTACACAGGCAAGCACATTGGACAACGATTGGTTACGTATCTTTTCTGATGGTGATAATGGTACTTTCTGCATTATTCAAAACGACCAAGGTACAAGCACAAGTTGCTGATATAGGTGCAGTAGAAGAAGTTTCAGGTAATGCACAAATAGAGAGAGACCAAAGTTATGAAGTCGTTACAGACTTTGGTATTCAATCTTATGATAAGGCTCAAACCGAGCAAGGCAGAATGGGTATTCGTTTTGTTGACGATACCACTATAAAGATTACAGAACACTCAGAAGTAGTTATTGATGAGTTTGTTTTTGATGCTAATCCTAGTAATTCTAAATTAGCTTTAAGTTTTGTAAAAGGTACAGCTAGATTTACCACAGGTCTTTTAGGTTCTGTTCCTAAAAAAAACATGACTCTTAGAACAAATAGTGCAACTGTTGGTATAAGAGGTACAGACTTTACAGTTACAGTAGAAGCAGATACAGGCGAAAGTCTTTTTATTCTTTTGCCTAATGAGGATGGCACACCTTCTGGAGAGATAGTCGTTACAACAGCTTTAGGTGAGGTAGTGTTAAATAAAGCTTACCAGGCTACTACAACAACTACTTTTGAAAGTGCTCCATCAGAACCTGTCATATTAGATTTATCTCTGGATTTTATAGACAACATGTTAATTGTTTCTCCTCCTAAAAAAATACAAGAAGAAGAAGAACAAACAACACAAAAAGCAGATAGTGTTTTAGATTTTAATGAACTTGAGTATGACGCATTAGCAGAAGACGAATTAGAATCAGAAGAGTTAGAATTTACAGAATTAGATTACGATGCATTGAACGTAAACTTTTTAGAAGATTTACTTGATATTATTACAGAGTTAGATAAAACAGATGATGAAAGTGAAATAGAACAGGTAGCTACTGCAATAGATATAAAAGGCACTATTGTAGGACAAGATCAAAAAACACAGATAACTACTATTGTTTCGGGTCAAGCAGTAACTTTAAAACGTGAAGTAAGTTCTAGTGCTAATTTAGTTATAGATGGCAATAATTCTTATACAGTAATACTAGAACAAGATGGTGTTACAAACGAAGTAAAAGTTAATGGTGGTAGTTCATCAATAATAGTTATAAAACAGAGTGAATAATGAGCAAAATTTTTTTAGGTGTAATAGTTGTATTACTGTCTATAACAGGATTTTTATACTATCAAAATCAAAGATTATCTAGTTTAAATCAAGCATTTGAATTAAGAGATCAGGAACAAAAAGCTGCTATAGATAGCTTGCAAAATGATTTTAATTTGCAGACTGAGGGTTTGTTACAATTACAAAGTAAAAATCAACAGATTGAAGCTGACATGAATAGATATTTAGACATATTTAAACGGCACAATCTGAGCAAACTTGCTGCTGCTAAACCAGGTTTGATAGAAACGAGAGTAAATAATGGTACAAAAGAAGTATTTGAAAGCATACAAGAAGATAGTCGTAATATTGACAGTCTTGATAATGGCTTACAGTTGCAGTCTAATCCCTAAAAAAGTAGACGTAATATCAAAACCTATAGAAAGGCAGATAGCACAGCCAATTTTACCTAGAGAACTACAATTAAAAACACCTTATTGGTATGTAGTTTCAGATAAGAATATAGATATTTTTTTAGAAAGAATAAAAAAAGAAGAAGGCAGAGTAGTATTTGTAGCTATGTCTGTGCCTGATTATGAATTAATGGCATACAATATGCAGGAACTCAAAAGGTATATAAATGAACTTAAAGAAGTTGTGGTCTACTATAGAACAGTCACTACCAAGTAAAAAGGAGGACAACATGCATATATCTAAAGAGGGTATAGCCCTTATAAAAAAGTTTGAAGGATGCAGATTAACAGCTTATCAAGACTCTGTAGGAGTTTGGACTATAGGCTATGGACATACTAAAGATGTTGATGAGGGTCTAGAAATTACTCAACAAGAAGCTGAAGTTATGTTGAATGAAGAGTTACTAGAATACGAAGGATACATCAATGACATGGTTGAAGTACCTTTAGAACAATGTCAATTTGATGCTCTAGTGTGTTGGGTCTATAACTTAGGTCCAACAAATCTAAGAAAATCTACTTTATTAAAGCTTTTAAATGCTGGTGATTATCATTCTACTCCTAATCAAATAAAGCGATGGAACAAAGCTGGAGGCGAAGTTTTAAACGGATTAGTAAGAAGAAGAGAAGCTGAAGCTTTATTATTTCAAGGAGAAGAGTGGCATAAGATATAATGAAAATATTTTGCACACAATAATTTATGACTTTAGTTAAATACAAATTCAGACCAGGAATAGATAAAGAGAGTACAAGTTACTCTAACGAAGGCGGCTGGTTTGATGGAGACAAAGTACGATTTAGAAAAGGTAATGTAGAAAAAATGGGTGGTTGGGTAAAAAACTCAGCTAATTCTTTTAACGGTACTTGCAGAAAGATAGCAGTACACAAAGACAAAGACCTTAACTCTTATAATTTTTTAGGGACACACACTAATTTATATTTGCAAGAGGGTGATGCCTTTAATGATATTACGCCTGTAAGAGCCATAACGGGTGCAGGAGACGCAACTTTTGCTGCTTCTAATGGAAGTTCTACAATAACTGTTACAGAGACAGGACACGGTGCTGGAGTAGATGATACGGTTACATTTTATGCTGCAGCTAGTTTAGGTGGCAATATTACAGCAGATGTTTTAAATCAGTCATACAGAATACTGACTGTACCTAATGCTAATAGTTTTACCATATCTGCTAAAGATACATCTGGTAATGCAGTTACAGCTAACTCTACTGACGAATCAGGTAATGGTGGTAGCAGTACAGTAGCTAAGTTTCATTTGGTAGCAGGATTAGATGAATTTGTTCAAGGTACAGGTTGGGGTGCTAGCACATGGAGTTCTGGTACATGGGGTAGCTCAAGTCCTTTATCGTTTGCAGGACAGTTAAGATTATGGAGCATGGATTCTTTTGGTGATGAAATGCTTTTTGCACCTAGAGGCGGAGACTTGTTTATATGGAAACCATCCTTTACAACAACTGATGTAGGCACAGCATCCGCTAATACAGGTAGATTTGCACAACTAGCATCTGATCAGTCAGGTGCAAGCAACTGTCCAACAAAAGTTTTGTCTATATTAGTGTCTGATGTGGATCGTCATGTTTTAGCTTTTGGAGCTAACCCAATAGGATCATCAGATATTGACCCTTTATTTGTAAGATGGTCAGATGCAGAGAGTGCAGTAGATTGGACACCAACAGCAACCAATTCTTCTGGAGGTGTTAAGTTATCTTCAGGTAACGAGATAATTGGAGTTGTGCCAACAAGACAAGAAACTTTAATTATGACTGACTCTAGCGTTATATCTATGCGTTTTGTCGGAGCTCCGTTTTATTTTTCATTTAATGAGATAGCTAGCGGTATAGGTATGGTCAGTCCTAATGCTGGAGTATCTGTAGGAGATACAGTTTATTGGATGGATGAGAGAGCATTTTATATAGCTAAAGGTTCTGTGCAAAAACAAACCTGTTCGGTATTAGAGCATGTATATGGCAACCTAAACCTTGCACAGCGATTTAAAATATTTGCAGCAGCTAATCCTGAATTTAATGAGATTATATGGTTTTATCCATCTGCTAGCAGTAATGAGGTAGATAGATATGTTTCATACAATTATCAAGAAAATGTTTGGGCAGTTGGGACAACAACAGATAATTTTACTAGAACAGCTTGGAATCCTGCTCCTACTTACACTTATCCTATTGCAACAGGTAAATTAGATACTAGCGATACTAATTACTTATACGACCACGAATACGGTGGTCTAGCAGACGGTTCTACTTATACATCGTATATAGAATCTGCTGACTTTGATCTAGAACCTGATGGAGACAGATTAATGTTTATATCTAGATTAGTTCCTGATTTGCAGTTTTTAGATTCTTCAGTAAGTTCTGATGCGGTAAGTTTTACAATAAAGGGCAGAAAATATCCTTTAGAAAGTTTATCTACTTTACAGACAGCTTCTGTAACAGCAAGCTCTACATTTGTTTCTACAAGAGCAAGAACAAGACAAACAGTATTAAGAATAGAAAACACTACAGGAGATTTTAGATGGAGATTAGGAGATTTAAGATTAGATTTAAGATCGGATGGTAGAAAATAATGTCTAGTAAAACTTCACAACCATTACCGATACCATCGCAACAATACGATAGTCAGAACGAATACGTTACTAGAAGAACTATTGAGCAAGCAGTACAAGATTTAAATAACGATGTTGGTTTGTTGAATGAGTTATCAGATACAATAGTATCTAAAGCTATAAGAAGGCATCAATTTTTATTAATGGGAGCAAAAGGTAATGTCTGATTCTTTAAAAGTTTTAGGACAATTAGCTCCAAGTGCAACTACTTTAACAACCTTATACACAGTACCAAGTCTTGCACAGACCACAATAAGTTCGATAACAGTATGCAATCGTAGTGGTAGCGGTGTAACTTACAGAATACTCGTATCAGTAGCGGGAGCAGCAACAGATAACAAACAATATTTGTTTTATGACAAAGCTTTATCTGCTAATAGCACAGATACTATAGTCATAGGAATTACACTAAATGAATCTGATCTAGTCAAAGTTTATGCTAGTTCAGGTGATTTAAGTTTTAATGCTTTTGGGTGTGAAACTCAAGGAGAATAATATGAACCTACAACAACAAGTAAATAACATAGCTTCTAAAGGAAGATATGGCGACTCTATGCTTATGCATGTCAACCCTATAGAGGTTGAGGCATTGAAGCAAGTTATGCCTATCACAACTAATCCTGATACAGGACAGCCTGAAGCTTTTGCACCTCTACTATTAGCAGCAGCACCTATGATAGGTTCGCTTGCAGGTCCTGCTTTATTTAGTGCAATGGGAGCAACCGCATTATCGCCTTTATTAGCTTCAGCACTAGGCTCAGGTTTAGCACAATTTGCAGCTACAGGTGATCTTAAAAAAGGTTTAGTAGCTGGTTTAACAGGTTACGGTTTTGGTAAAGCTTTTCAAGGACTAGGAGCAGTAGGAGCAGAAAATCTATTAACAGATTCAGCAGCAACGGCAATAGAAGGAGGACCTGCTGCAATAACAGAAAATGCTGCATCTATATTTGGCGGTCCTGGTGGTCAAAAAGTTTTAACTTCAGTTGACCCTTCTGCACAAATATTTACACCTGATGATGCAGCAAAATTTGCTGATTTACAAAATGTAGGT